CCCAGCCAATGTATTTCTTCGTCTTATCCGAGCGATCTTGTAAGCCGTGAGTACCACCATTAATTTTCTTAGTAAGGGATAGTATCGCAGCATCTGTCACTCCTTGATCGCAGATTGCCCATAGTTTATTTCGTTCGAAGAAAAACATTGCAGACTCAAATGCCAATTCTGTGGCAACAAGGTCTGGATTGCTCATTACATCTGGACGCTTACAATAATCAGCAAATGCTTTATAATTGTCGCGACCAGTCAATTGTAACGCACCACGTCCACGATATCTCCAACCATCGCCAGAAGATTCTGGACCATTACCCATGCGCGACGCATAAACACGATTTGCAATCGCTTCTGGTTTGCGTTCGTATTTGGCAGCAGTTGCAGCATCTGGGAAATACTTCTTAAAGATTCCCATTAAACCCTTTGCATTATAATTTAGATTTTCAGAAAAGGCTTTGAATCCACCTGTTTCGTGGGCTGTTTGAGCAAAGAAATGAGCAGCGCGCACAGGGGACAGTTTATAAAATGCCATTGCGGCTTTAAATGTTCCTGGACCCCATGCACCGTCTGCTGTGATTCCAATTTTTGTCTGTAAACTCTTAAGACTCATGACTCACCTCAAGCAATGTGATCTTCAACCTCATCAACAACGTCTTTCACAGGCTCTGGAAGTAGATCTTCTGCCTTTGGCTCTTCTGGTGTTGGTGCTTTTGGTTCTTCTGGTTTCTTGTCGTCCTTACCAAGCATAATGCCTGATAGAATACCAGTCAAGAATGTTGCGATTGGAGTGATGAGTTCAAAGAACTTCGCATCATTTGGTGACTGCTGCATTGGCTGCGTCACAAAGATGAGTGAGTATAGAACTACGAACACAATTCCTGTAAGTGTGAAAGCAAGAGAAAGACCGACTGTAAACTTGAGTCGTGCCATCAATTCACTTTCTGTATATCTTGGACCCTTTAGCATAATTACTCTCCTGTGTTTTCCTCTGTATTATCTACTTCTGCAGTTGGTGCTGCAGGCACTTCTTCGACTGTTGGGGCTTCTGTTTGTTTCGGTGGCAATCCATTTAAACTATCGTAACACATTCCATCACCTTCACAGGCTGGACGATTACATTCTTCTTTATCCTTATTTGCAGGATCCTGACATGGATATCTATATGTATCTTCACATGCAACTAATAACAAAGCAGTCAAAACTAAAAATGCTGCTTTCATTGTCTACCTCTTTCCGTATTTTAAATATACCATTGCACCTGTCAATTCATCCTCAATAATAATTGGCGCATCCCTATTTTCTTTTGCATATTGGCGGATGGCTTCGCCGATTTCATCGCGTCCAACATAACTTGAATAATGCTCAAACTTCTTTTTACCAAGTTTGGCTTTATTAAATGCATCAGAAGAAACAACAAAGACCTCTTTTCCAGCAAACTTCTTACGGCGAAGCATTTTACCCTTTGTTGTAACACCCTTTGGAACTGGTGGAATATCTGGTTCAAGACCAGCAATCTGTCCGCTACCAACAGTGTTTACAATTTCTTCTTTAATTTTTCGAATCTTTTTCATTGACTTTTGTTTGACTTCTCTATAGAATAACTATGTCGGCTTTGATCAAATCTGTCTTAAGATACTTACAAGTTTTAGATCTAACTGAATATCACTTGAAATAATATCTTCGCCACGAATTCCTTTTACAATGTTTGGCATCGCAGAAGTGTAAACCAAGAATGTTTTGAGTGCGCTATAATCGCGGCGATCAACTCTTGTAAAGAGCATTCTTGTACTTCCTTCAACACCAAATACATTCTGTATAATCACTAAATGATTTAATAACAATCGTTCTTTTATTTTACCTGACAATCGATATCGATTTAATAATCGTTTGATATATCGAATTCGTTTGTAATCTTCATCAAATTCACTATCAATACAGTTTGGCTTATCATAGCACTTGGCTGCATATAACAATATATTTGAATCATTCAGTTCATCAAAAAACATAGATTATGTGTATTCGTTATCGTTTCCTGAATCATCATCGCGTTTTGCATACCACGTTGATGGGCGCATTTTAATCTCATCATCCTCTTTGTCAAGAAGATCTTCTGAGTCTGCGCTCATTAAATCCTTGAGTTCTTCTGCACTTACGATCTGTGCATAACCGTCAACAAATCCTTCATCGTTTGTATCGTATACAACATAAAGGTGGAGATTTGATTCGCCAAGAAGGTAAACTAGTTCTGCACCGAGATCTAGAAACTGTGGAGTAGCAGAGGCTGGAAGAAGAATCCCATATCGCTCTAACGTTCCGCGCAGTTGATTTAAAAAGATCGGAGCATTTTGATATGGCTTCTCAGTGAGAGCATCTAGATCTGCATTGATTGATTCGGCGTTTTGTTCAACATTACGCGCATCAACATCAAGCATCTCATCAAATTGTTCTTTGATATACTCATTGAACTTTAACATCAGTCTTCACCTCTGGTTCTTTGTTGATCTTATTCTTTTGACCTTTTACAAGATCAATTGCTTTTTGAGCAGCAGATGTTTGCTTTTCTTTAATGCGCTCTTTACGAGCAGCAAGAGTTCCTGCTTGCTTCTTACCCATCTTCTGGGCTTTTGTTTGTGCGTCGAATTTTGCTTGAGCAGCCTTCACGTATGGCTTCATTTCTTCGTTCATTTCGCCTTCCATATAGTTAGCAGCGGTTGAGATATAATCTTCAGCGAGAGTAATCTTGCTCTGCACCCATTCAGGAAGATTTGTATTTTCTTCAAGCATGTCGTGCATGCGCTTTGCATTTGCCATAATGCTGCGAAGCTGAGACTTTGCCATGTCGCCTTCGTAATCGTATTCACCCTGATCTGCAGGAGATAAATTATTCGCCATCTTTCTTCTCCATTTTTTGCGCTAACTTCTTGCGAATTGCATTTCCAATTGCCTTACGCTTTGAGTGTAGATAGACATCTGTCTTATCTGAATCACCATCATTATCAATATCTTTATCTTCACGACCGACTGGATCCATTCCTTCACCGAGTTTCTTTCCTGCAGCAGCCGCAGCCTGAAACTTTTCTTTTCCATACTTCTTGCGACCAATTGCAGCAGCAACAGCGGCAGGATCGCGAGCACCACCCTTCTTTGCTGATGCCATTACTGCCTTGAAGCCCATGTACTTTTCTTCGACTTGCTCGACTTCTTCTTTCTTCAACTCTTTCGCACGACGCTCTGATGCTGGCATTTCTTGATCCTGTTTTCTTTGTAATTCGGCAGCACGCTTATCTGATGCTGGGACTTGACCTGTTGCACCGATGTCCTGTAGACGTTGAGCCAGTGCTGGACGTTCTTTAGCAAGTTGTGCTACTGACTTTGTTGTATCAGTGTGTGCTTTTGCTCCCATTGAAGCCAATGACATTGCACCAACTGCGAGCGCTTTTGCAATTTTGCCTTCTTCGAGTTCGACTTCTTCGCCCATCTGAACTAGACTTCTGCTCACATCGCCGATTTTCTTTTTTGTTTTTGCTGTATCCAAACCGTATTTCTTTTGGTGAGTATGCATTGCATTGAGATATTTTAAATGCGTTTTCAATTCTGTTTTGCCACCAACCATCGAACCTTTGTCCATAGATTGAATTTTTTGCATATCAGAGGCTTGGTCTTCGTTTACTGACTCGACTTCTTCATTCTTCTTACCATATGCTTTCCATGCGGTTGCATAAGCAATTCCTTTTTCTTGTTTTGTTAAGCCGCCCTTTGCATATCCCTTCTTGATGTGCTTTACCATACGCTCAAACTTTGCGCCTGGAGGTGCTTTCTCATCGACTTGCTCAACTTCTTCATTCTTTGGTTTCTTTCCAGCCTTTTTCATAGCAATTGCGATTGCAGCCTGTTGTGCTGGACTTGATGCTTCAGGTAATGTGCCCATACCCTTCTTCATTGCTTTGCGAGCAAGACCACGAACATAGCGATATCCTGCTGGTTGCTTTCCTGGAGGCATCTTTGGTTTTGCTTTTACTGGACCACCGAGTGCTGCCTCTGCTTCTTTCTTAGTGGCTTCTTCTACAACTTCTTCGTTTGTATAGCGAACAAGAGCAACTTTTGGATTCACTCCTGCTTTAATCCCCTTGATAATTTGTTTGGCTGATCCTTGATCAACACCAACCATGGCACCTTGTCCGCCAGGACCAGCTGCGCCAACTGGTGATCTTCCACCCTTTTCATAATATCCTTTCTGACGAGCAGCATTAAGTGCGCGAATCGTTTCTGGCTTCGCAGCAACCTTCTTTCGTGGCTCAACTTTGACCTTCTTGGCTGCAGCAGCAGACTTCCCACCATCGTCAGTTTCTGACGGCATTTTCATATTGTTTTTCTTGTACCATGCCTTTTGAGCAGCCTTTGACATCTTGTGCAAGAGTGCTGGAACTTTTACGTCTGCCATTTAGAATTCCTCAATCTTTATTTTTAGATCAGTTTTCCCACGTTTTATTCTATGAAAGGTTTTTGCGGGAATAAAAAACCGATCACCTATGTACAATCTTTTGGGAAGTCTCTCATCAAATTGAAATTCCCAACCATCACCTTCTAATACTGTAATATATCTACCGCATTCGTCGCGGTGCCATGCCAATTCTTCAGTCAACACATCATGTTTAAATGTGCGAATGAACGACCAAGTATTTAGTTTTTCGTCTATGTATGGTTTATCCATTACCACCAAAGTTTGCCCGAGTTACTAAAAAATCTTGGATAACGACAAGCCCAATAGGAGGCTGAAGTCTTGTCCTTATTTGACATGCAATGGTGACGAGCAACAAAACTGCGAGTGGCTGCTGGATCGTTAAATTTCTTTGTCATTCCAGATTGACTGAAACGAACCTTTTTAACTCCACCGTCTCCAGTGCGAACATAAACTGCACCACCACCGCCTTCGCGCCATGGCTTGCCAATACCTTTGCCATCTGTCTTATCTTCTTCGTTTACAGGAACGCAATTAGGGACCATTTTGTCACCCTTCTTCTTCATTCCCTTTTGAGTATATCCAGTCCAGCATTCCTCAAGACCTTCCTCAATTGGATAATCAAGAACGACTGCCTGACCTTCGTATTCTGCGATCTCACCGATATCTGAATTGAGCATATCAAGTTCAAATTCATCAGCAGGTGTATACTTACCTTCTTTATAGAGTTTCTTGGCTTCCGAGATCATCTCAAAAAACATTTCAGATCCTGGACGGAAAACGTTTTCAGTGAAAGAGATTTGATTCTCAATATGATACTCAATTGCTTCTTTTACAGTCGTTGGTTTTTCTTTAATCTTGCGTAGTTCATAAGCACCACCCCAACTCTTTACACGCTCATATCCTGGTGGTACAGGATGACCGCCTGGAGGACCAGGAACTTGGCGTGGTGTTGGCATGAAATGTTTTAGTGGCTTCTTTTCTTCAACCTTAATCATTGATACTGTTGGGAGACCATCGAGCGTTGAACTGCGAAGATCTCCAGGAGTCATCTTTCCTTTCTTTGGTTTCTTCGTATTGATTGTTGGTGTTAGATCAACTGCTTCCTGAACATCTGGACAGCATTGCAATTCTGTCTCAAACATCTCATCAATCTCTTCGCGAAGATCTTTATCTGCTGTGTGATAAGTCTTACCCTTGTTGATGTAAGAGTTTACACGAGCATGCCCCCACTGTTGTGGTGTTGTTCCTGGACGGTGACCAGAGTTCCATGCAGCAACTCCGCGATTGTAAACCTTGCGGAGAGTTGAGAGTGAAATACCAGATTTGGCTGCTTTTGCAGAAAGTGAATTATCTGCAGCTGCTTCTTCAATTTTATTTTCTTTTTGGCGTTCTTTGACTGCTGTGATGTTTCCAGATCGTGCGATGTGGCGCAACTTCTTTGGTAAGGCTTCTGCTTCGTCCATCATCTTACGAACAGCCAATGTGTGTTTGCTTGGCTTCGTTTTTGCAGTCTTATCTCCAGGAGCAGGTTCATATGCTCTTGGATCTTTATCAGAATACTTGCTCATCTTTTTCCAATGAGTCTTACGTGCCTTTGCAGTTGATGAACTTAATCCTGCAACATACTTCTTTGGGAGTCCAGATTCCTTATCTTTTGCGACTGCGGGAAATCTTTTTTCGCGAAGCAGAGTAAAAGCCTTTGGCTGTGATTCCTCTTGAATCTCTAATCCGTGGTCAACAACTCTTGCAAGAAGTTTTTCAATCTGCGCACCGAAGAAAACCTTTTCCATGTCTGAAGACTCGTTTAGATTGATTGAGTTATTAAAGACAAAACAATCTAGTTCTTCGGCTAACTTTTCTGCGCGATACCACTTCTCAAGTCTCTTTTGCTCAGAGAGTGGAATGTCTCGTGCGTCATTTCTTTCGCGGCTTACTTTGTTTGAGACAGAAACATAAACATGGTCAAATGTATAACCCTCAAGCATTGATTGGACAACTTGAATCTTCTCTAAATCTGCTGCGCCATTGATCACAACATTTTGATTGTTTTCAAATAACTCAGAGGCAGTGCCATTGAGAATTTGATCAATCTGAACTTCCATTAAATCAAAACGAGAAAAGATGTTCTTAAGAACATAATCTTTTCCACTTCCTGGACCACCAAGAAGAAAGATTCCAAGAGGAGCTGTTACATTTTCGTTCATTGCTTTTTTTACCTTATCATGTAGTTTTGCGCCAAGTTCTTTGTCGCTGTAATGAGAAATAAATTCATCGCGTTTTCCTGCTGCTACAAGACCACGGAGTTTTGAGGCTGACATGCCTTCTGCTCCAGTTGCATCAGGATCGCGATGTCCTGCTGATTTTACTTCAACTTTTTTGATTCCTGGAAATTCTTTCTTTCTGTATTTATTGAGCAGAGAATCAAACTCTCTGACACGATCGGAGCCAACAACCATTGTCACATGAGTGTGCCCTTGTTTCTCAAGATGTTTCATTGCATCAATTGCTGTGCGCACTTTTTTCTCTGACACCACATTTGCGTCTGGAAATAATCTACGCATTGCACCCACTTTCTCATTATGAGTTAATGGATTGTTATTTTTGTCTTGGCTATGTGATGGGAAAATATAATGCTTTCCACCAGCACCCTCAGCATGAGACTGGACTGCAGAAACTAACTTACCATGTCCAGTTTCAGTTGGTGGATTAAAACGTCCAAATGTAAATGTTGCTTTGCTCATATTACACTCTTCTGTGCTCTTAATGCTGCAGAACGTTGGCGATTTGCGATTGTAAATTTACGAGGAACAAGTTTAACACCACCAGAAACAAATCCCTCACCTGTTGCTTCCTCGCTACCAATATGGTGCTTATATCCACCATGCGCTGTTTTAGAAAGTGCATCAGCAACTGCAGAAGTTGCTTGTTGAACGTGATGATGAATGTCAAAGGTGCGATCAAATTTCTCAATATTATCGTTCACTTGATTGATCGCAGAATCCATCTCAGATTTCTTTTGTGCTTTTGCTTTTTCTGTTTTGACAGAATCGATGCGTTTCTGATGATACTTCTCAAGGAACTTTTTATATCCTTTTACAGATGGTTTCTCACCAGTATCAACTGTTGAGTTTGCATAGCGCAAGAGTGTTTCTTCATGCCCAACATGATGTTCTGTGGAATGACCTTTTGCAAGTTTCTTCGCATTGGCAATATGTTCTACTGCTTTTTTCTTTGCCTCTGGAGACAACTTTCTTTCTTCAGAAGAGACGACATGACTCATGAGGTGAACATCTGGATGTTCGTTAAACTCACCTTCTGGAACTGGTGAGGCTTCACCCTTTTCGTTCAATTTAGAATGAATGACAACACTTACTTTAGAGCGAGCAAGTTTCTTTCCTTCTTCTGAACTCTTTGGAACAGAGTATTTGATAGTGTTTGGAGTGTGGCTAATATGCCCATCTTCTTCTTTTCGATCTTCAGGAGAACTTAAATATCCACCCTGATATTCTCCTGCCTTATCTGGGAGGACTTTATGAACATGTTTGAGAATGTTCATAAGAGGTCCAGCCACATAAGGTTTTTTGGCGTATTGTTTCTTTACGTCCTCTAGAGAATAATTGTATTCTGCTCCAGGACCTTTGTATTTGACGCCGACTTTTCCTTCTGGCGTCTTTACAACTTGGAAAGACATGCGATCGTCGATCTTTCGAGTGATCGGAGCACGACCGCTAACAACGCCTTGGATTTTGGAGAGAGCCGAACCTACCGCACCGCGACTACTTTGAAATGCAGATTCGGAAGGATGCGGTAGGTGTTGGATTCCGCGAACTGGCTTTTTCTGTTCTGTAAGAAACGGAATATACTGCTTGAATCCAAACATTCTCTCTCCACACTGTGGGATTACCTTTTATTTAGGATTTCATGCTGGCAATCGCTCTTGTGAGAGCAGTTGTAATATCAGACATCCCCTCATATGCAGGAATTGTGCAGGTTGAGCGACCAGCCGCAGTTGCAGCCTTAAACTCTTCTGCGGTGAACCACTGTGGCTGAATGCCCATAAGTTCAGCAAGTTCATGCATGTTTACTGAACCCTTGTTTACAAGGTTGTAGTAACCATTTGGTTCATCTGATTCCATCAGATCACAGGCTACAGTCACTGCTTCATCAAGATCTGTAAGCGAATTCTCGCCAGCATCAATAAGTTTGCCATTCTTGGCATAGTTATAGACCTTGGTCAGATAGTTCTTTGACTCATCTAGACCTGTAAATGGCATGCGAATGCGATAGACCTGTGCCTTATCGCCAAGGTAAACATCAGAAACTCCCTTGGAGACTGAGTAGATGCTTCCGAAATAGTTTGGTGGTGCGTCTACATCATCGATGTCACCCATGTAGATACAGCCACTTGAGAAGTGTGCAAGACGAGTTCCCCACACCTTATCACAAGCGTTTGCGAGCAATGCTGGGAAAATTGCATTGGCTTCAATCGTACCTTGCTTGTCCTTTTCGCAAGCATCGACGTTTGGTGTTCCTGTCTTTCCAGCACAGTTCACTACCCAATCAAAACGATTATTTTCAATCGTTTCAATTGCGTCTTCATGCGAGCAGAATGTAACCACATGCCCACGATTAAGAAGTTCTTTAAAAACTTTCTTTCCTGTCCAACCACGACCAACAATTAGAAAATGCATATTCATTACCTCATGTTAACGATTCTTGACAAATACTTACCATAATCAGACTTACTATATTTCTGAGCAGACGTCAAAAGACGGTCTTTTGTGATCCACGCATTCTTATAAGCAATTTCTTCAGGGCATCCAATCATAGTTCCTGTTCGACGCTGCACCGATCCCACGAAAACAGAAGCCTCTGACAGAGACTCAAATGTTCCAGTATCAATCCATGCCACGCCTCGATTCAAATACTCAATTTTACAATCATGGTCTTTCATGTAGATGTTGTTGATGTCAGTGATCTCAAGTTCACCTCGAGCAGAAGGTTGAATCTGCCATGAGTAATCAACAACTTTATTATCATAAAAATACAATCCAGTGATTGCATAATTGCTTGGTGCATGTTTTGGTTTTTCATGAATTGCAATCGGATCGCCGTTATGATTTGTTTCCAAAACACCAAATCGTTCTGGATCATTTACATGATATGCAAACAATGTTGCACCAGCACTATTCCAATTTGCAGAATTAAAACGATTGATTAGATCATTACCATAAAAGATATTGTCACCTAGAATCAATGCAACATCATCTTTTCCAATCCAATTTTCAACTAGACGGAAACACTCAGCAATGCCTTTTGGTTCTCGTTGAATTGCATATGAAATTTCAACACCCCATTGAGATCCGTCTTTACACAAACGACGAAACGAGTCTGCATCGTTTGGTGAATTGATGATCATAATATCGCGAATTCCAGCCATCATCAATGTTGTCAATGGATAGTAAACAAGTGGCTTGTCGTAGACAGGCAACAATTGTTTTGACAACACTTCTGTGCATGGGTAGAGTCTCGTGCCCATTCCACCTGATAAAATAATTCCTTTACGCATTGTACCACTCCAATGTTTTCTCAAGACCCTCAACAATCTTTGTTTTCGCAGACCATCCAAGTTCCTTGAAGATTTTATCTGAATTCATTGCATAACGAAAGTCATGCCCCTTTCTGTCAGAAACAAAGTTAATCCAACTCTGATACATGTTCACTGGCTTACCCATTAAATCAAGAATCAGAGTAATCATTTCAAGATTGGTCATTTCATGACCACCACCAATATTATAGCGTTCTCCTCGCTTGAAGTTTTGTCCAACCGTAAGCAACGCTTCGCAGTGATCATCCACAAAGATCCAATCACGAACGTTCTGACCTGTTCCGTAAACAGGAATTGGAGTATTGTTCTTTATGTGACGGATTACAGTTGGAATAAATTTCTCGCGATGTTGGCGAGGACCATAGTTGTTTGAGCAGTTAGTTACAATCGCATCAATACCATGTGTGTTCACATATGAGCGAACAAGATGATCGCTGGCTGCTTTTGTAGCAGAATACGGATTACGAGGATTGTATGGAGTATTCTCAGTGAACGGTGGATCGTCATGAGACAATGAACCATAGACCTCATCAGTAGAAATATGAACGAGTTTTCCCTTATATTTCTTGATGCATTTTAAAATGTTGTGAGTGCCCACAACATTAGTGCTGACAAAGTCATCGTCACCATGGATAGAGTTATCAACGTGAGATTCAGCAGCAAAATGAAACGTAATTTCTGGTTCATAGTCTTGATATAAATGATCTACAAATTCAAGATTGCGAATGTCAACTTTCTTGACGTTTAATCGCCAATCTTCCCAAAAGCCGTTTAGATTTGATCCATTAGCAGCATATGAATGATTGTCAAGAACAACAATCTCGTCTGCAGGATATTTTTTAAGGTGCGAGATTACAAAATTAGAACCAATAAATCCCAAACCACCAGTCACAAATGTTGTCATAAATTATTTTTTCGCCCTCGTTGCAATAACAATTAAATCTTTATCATTCTCTAAATCAACATCTGATTTATTTAAAGAAACAGCCTGTAATGCTGTTGAGAATCTATAGTTGTATATAGGGTAACTTCCGCCACGTTTTAATCTAATGCGCAAACGCAACTTTGGATCAAATTCTGGTACACCAAGTTTTGCGACATCTTTTCCCATATAAAATAAACCATATTTTCCAATTTGGATATAATACGTTTTTTTACTCGCATAATAATCTGCAACAGCACTAGCCTTTACATTAATAAATTTATCTCTAAATTTAGCATAATCATGCGCAACATCAGAAGGTTTAAATTGATCTAGCGGTACAGTGAATTTTCTTGGTGGACCAGCACTTCCCCATTCTTTGTTTACCAGTTCAGGAACTTTGATTGATGTCAAAAATTCTCTCATCTGTTCTGCAGATTCTGTTTTTGCTCCACCAAGTATCCATTTATTCTTTTTTAGATCATAATCTAAAGAACCTTGACCGAAATCAACTTTGAGGTCTAACTTAATTTCAACTTTGTACTTGACTCCCTTTATAATAATTTCGGCGTCTGGCGCGTTTGGATCTGCTCCTGCTCCTTGAAACCCTGAACTTTGAATTTTATATTTCTTGAGCAACTTATTAATTTTGCTCTCATATAAAAATCCTTTGTTATCCGCAGCCATTCTTATAAACCTTTTTCAGAAATCGTTTCCAAATTTTTGGATCTTGTTTACGAAAGTGCATTCGATACATATAGATGGCTTCACACTCTCTCCAGCCAATCTTATGTGCCTTTCGTAACTTATTTATATCGAACTTCTCAGCCTGAGTTTCATAGGCATGAGCATCTATCTCATCTGGATTACCATAGTACATTGCTTTCATTTTGTTTTGTTTTGGCTTTGGACTATATTCTTTTTGTAAAAGCAATGGTCTTTGTTTTTGCTGATGCTTATGTCGATACTCATGATGTACTGCACGAATAATCTTTACCGCTAGATTCTTTGCACCACACTCTGTTATAACTGCCTTCTTTGAATCTTTTGGAAAAGACAATTGAATGTAAATGTGTTCTGGAATTATATCAGAAATTCTATTGCAATAGTGACCACTTACAATCACATTATGATCTTCGTAATACTCTTGATCAAATCTCTCTGAAGAAAAGCAAACAATGTATGATTTAAATGCTTTGTTTAACTCGCGAATGATAGAAGGTACATGCTTCTTACCAACCCAATTTTCGGCAAGAGCATAAACTTTCTTTTCAATTCGTTGCAGTTTCATTACACCTTCAGATTCTTAAACTTGTCTGTGCTCTTTCCGCGATCGAATACTGGCTTTGACTCAGCCTCCTTCATCACAGCGTCTTGCGCTTTCTGCTCAAGATCATACAACTTCATCTTGGCTCTGTCAACTCCAATTGTAAATCGCTTGTGAAGGTTTGGATCGTTGTAGCGATTCTTCAACTGTTTCACAAGCATTTGATTTAACTGCTGCAGTTCCTCATTGCTCACCAATGCAAACATAAAATCAGCAGTAGCAGGCAAACCGAAAGACTCTGAAGTGTCCTCCAGACCTGGATCTGAATTCGAAAAGCCAGACCTTGTCGTCTGAGTTGCGGAGACAATCGGCACGTTATTTTCGACGGCAAGCCCACGAAGTTCTTCTGCGATGGCTTTGATGTATGTGTAGGAATTAACATTAGCGCCAGCCTTGATTCGAGCAGATGCGCAAATATTTAGATAATCAATAAAGATAATATCTGGTCGGAAATTCTTCTTCAAAGCCAAGTCATTGATAAGTGCACGGAAATGCGCAGGATTGGCAGATGCAGTTGGATACTCTTTAATGATCAACTTACCCTTGATCTTTTCCTTGAGTTTACCCATGCGCTTCTCATACATGTCTTTCGGCATGTTCATAAGATCATCAAGAGAAACATTCAGAAGATTGGCATCGATGCGCTCGGCAATCTTCTCTTCGGACATTTCAAGAGTTATGTAAAGAACGTTGTAGTTCTGAACCAGACAACCAGCAGCCACATGACACATGAAAAGAGACTTGCCGACACCAGTACCTGCAAGAGCAATGTTAAGGGTCTTCTGCGGAAGTCCTCCTTTAGTAATCTTGTTGAAATATTCAAGATCGAAGGGTATTCTTTTTTCGATACGATGATAAAAATCGTAGCGATCAGTGTAGCCATCCAAAAAGTCGTGACCAATATGAGGATCGAAACTAACGCCCAAAGCATCAGAAAGAAGAGTGGGAATACTTCCTTTGCCCCTCGCTGGATCTTTGCCATCGAGGATCTGAATTGAGTCCATGATTGCATTATAGACTGCTTTTTCTTGACAGAACTTTTCCGTTGTATCAAGTAACCAGCCCACTTGTTGCTCTGTTGTGTCACTTGCTATCTCCTTCAGCAATTCCAGAGACTTATTTAACTCAACTTCAGTAAGTTTTGTTGATTCCTTTAGACTGATTTGAAGTGCTGTGATTGGAGGAAGATTGTTATACTTCAGAATGAACTGTTTTATTTCCTCGAACAGCTTTTTTTCGTGACTTTCTGTTAGGTACTCGCTCTTCATGAACGGTAGCACCTTCCTCATGAACGTTTCGTTTCTTACCAGATTGGAGAGAATCAGTGTCTCTGTTTTCATGCGGTTCCCCAGAATTCTTTATTGAGCCAATGAGTATACTACGAAAAACATATGAAGTAAACTTATGAAACCTAGAAGATGTTACATCAAGATTGTTTGGATTCGCGATAACGTTCACGTCAAAAAGACATTGACCATCATCATCAATCTTGATGTTATCATATTGAACAATTACACCTGGATATCTTCGAAGTAACTTAATTGAGACTGCTGATGGATTTGAAATATCAACATGAAAAGTATATTCTTTGTCCAAACGAACAAACTTTTCTGCATACCAAAAATCGACTTTTGCAAGAAAGTCTTGAATTTTATTCATCATCATCGGTAGTGTTTCCAGTCATGATTGAACTAAACTGATAGTTGTCGCGAACCCATTGCTTGAACGTATCATCAGCAAGAATCGACGCCCAGAATTCTGGACAATCTGTGTCAGCCAGACGCCACTTCTTACTTTCAATTGCACCTGTTGAGCGATCGACTTTTGCGTACCAACCCATGCTTGGCTTGGTTACATGACCAGACTCAAGTGCCATATCCAAAAGACCGCTGTAACGAGAAATACCGCCATCGAAACGAACAGTGACAGGGATACGGGCTTTTTCGCGAACATAACGTGACTTCTCAACATTAATGATAAAGTTGTAACCAATCAACTCCTGACCATCCTTTTCCTGCTGACGACCAAGGATGTAGATGTTGTCAGCAGAGTAATAGGAACCTGTTCCGCCACCGACAATATCCTTGGGAAACATACCAATTTCTTTGTAGGTATGATTTACTACGACCATCGGAATGTCCTTTAGGGTGAGGTGAGGGGTCACCATACGGAACAGGGATTTAATTTGCTTGGCGCGAGTCATGTCACCAACAGACTTTTGCTCAAGCGCATCTTCAACTTCTTTCTTTGATGCAAGATTGCCAATCGAGTCAATCACAATCATCACGCGATCACCACGTTCAATGTTCTGCAACTGATTCATCACGTCAAACTTTAACTGCTCAACATCAGTCACTGGAGTGTGAACAACACGCTCCATGTCAATGCCAAATGATGTAAAGTAGTTTTGTGGTGTGCCAAACTCAGAGTCATAAAACAAAACAACTGACTCTGGATATTTTTCTTGATAGGCTTTTGCCATCAAAAGACTGAATGCAGTCTTGAAGTGCTTACTCGGACCAGCCCACATGGTAAGTCCAGGAGTGAAACCGCCATCAAGATCTCCAGAGAACGCAACATTCACAACAGGAATGTTGGTCTGAATCATATCCTTGGCTGCAAAAAACTTTGAGTTTGCAAGAATAGCAGTGTCTTTAATTGTCGTATTTTTCTTTAACTTTTCAAGTAGGCTCATGGCATTTCTCCACAAAAGGTAGAATTGTAGTATATAACAGATTACTCAAAAAAGCAATCCAGGGACGCAACTTTTTCTGAGTGCCATCCAATTGATGATAGAATAATTTGGAGTGGCTCAACAAATGATTTTTCAAACTGCAAGTCATAATCAATGTACTGCTCAGCACGAAATTGTTTTGGTAGACCAGAAATGAATGCAAGAGTATTGTTATTGAAGATATTTGGTTGCTTCAGATAGACAAACTTGATCTTCTCACCTTCTTGGATCAGTTGAAACTTTCTTGTCAACTTAAATTCTTCCAGATAGTGATTGTACACAAGAGCACCCTTCACATGAATCGGCGTGCCCTTCCTGAAGATACTTGCAGCGTCTGCATATTCACCAAGACCATTGACTGATCGAGGAAAAGAAATGTCCTCAACAGGAAGTTGTTTGAACTCTTGACGGAACTTATCAATAAACTTATGAAGATCATCTTCAGTTTGCGTCATGATGAGGTTGATTGCTTCCTTAATCTTCACACGGCAAGCAGATGGCGTTGAGGATTTGACAGCCTCAAGACCCATGATCTTGAGTTTTGGTTTGGCATATGCCACACCTTCGCTATCATGCACATTTAGAATATATCGTTTCTTTGCAGTCCAGATTGCTTTGTCTGCAAGAGATTCGCGCTTCATCTCCATGCGCTGTTGATACGCATTCACATAGTCTCTTAATTCATCATAGGAAGAATCAATGAATGGTTGCAATTTATCATCACAAACCTTGTTCATGAACTTGATGACTTTCTTTGTATCTGACACATTTGGATACAATTTGTCAACCAATGGTCCCATGTTCAAATAGATTGAGTCAGTGTCTGACGCAATTACATAATCTTTATTTGTTGTCTTGAGCAATTTGTTCATGTATTCATTGATTTTCTTCTCAATCCAACGAATAGACAACTGACCTGCTGTTGTAATGCCTTCGGCGATACGAATGTCGAAGAATCGGAAGTATTGATTGCCCAGCGCACCGTAAGCAGAGTTTAGTGTAACTTTCTTTGCCAACTGAAGATTATTGTATCGCGCAACCTGCTTTTCAAGATACTCAACTTGATTCTTATCTTCAAGGACTGTTTCAATTTTCTTTTTGGCTTCAATTGCCAATTTCTTATATCGTGTGCGATCTTTGTACATGGTGTCCATGATCTCAGGAAGCACACCCTGCTCATTCGTTAGGAACAACTGGCTATTTGGTGTCAATGTTACACCAGAGTCTTTCAATGGGCTTGTATCAACTTGCTGATGGAGCAACGACTCAACATTGATTTTGTTATTGCTCAAGAAGTTTCTCATTGCTGAGTTATAATTCTTTGGCTCAACAAGAGTTTCCATTGAGATGTTGTACTGCATGATCAAGTGTGGATACAGACTGTTCAAGTCAAATGACGCAACCCACTGATGCATTCCAAGGATCGGATCCTTGACATATGCGCCTTCGTACTGAGAACTCTTGACACCATGAGACATCTGCGGAATTACAACTTTCTTTTTGAGGAGATAGTTGTAGACAATCGCATCCCACATGCGCACCTGCGTGAACACATCGTCGTAGTTGACCTTGTTATCATATGCAAGAGTCAATGCCAACTCAATCAACTTCATCTTGTCTTCGAGTTTCTCAACAAGTTCAACGTCTCGAATATTATATTCAATGAATTTCTGATAATCTTGTTTGTACAACTCATGTAGAGTTTCATACTCTGAGTAATCCATCTTACGCTCACCCAATTCAACGTGAGCAATATGATCAAGGCGATAGGATTCTTGTTGTGAGTATGTAAACTTGCGATACAATTCAATGTAATCAAGAGTTGCTACACCATCAAGTTCATAGACTTGATGCTCACGATTCATCACAAATGCTTCTCGTGATGATAAACGATTCCACGGAGAGAGTTTCTTTGCTTCATCCTCTCCGAGGATTTTTGTGATACGATTTACAAGGTATGGGATATCGAAGAACTTGACGTTCCAGCCTGACACTACATCTGGATGGAATCTTGACCAGAAATCAATGAATCTTCGTATAAGGTCTGACTCATCTCGACACTTTGCATAGTGCACGTCGTCACGATGCTTGCTATAATCGCCGACACCAAACACAAAATAATTACCCTTGAGTTTGATAGTGATGGCTGTGATTGATTCGTTGGCTGCTCTTGGTTCAGGGAATCCATTTTCTGATCCAACTTCAATGTCGAGATAAGCGATAGTAATTTTGTTAATATCCCAAAGAATATCATCAGGATAACTATCGGCAATATAAGCATACTCATAGCGATTATTGCCAAAAACAGGGAAATTATCGACACTTTTATACCTCTCTAGAAATTCTCGACACTCTGGAATAGTGCCAGGTTGGATTGGCTTTACATCTTGCCCATCCAATGTTTTGTATTCTGACTTGTCTTGAGACAAAAGGAAAAAGGTCGGACGAAATTCAATCTTTCGTCTGACCCTTTTGTCATTCTCAACACCTCGATAGAGGATATACTTACCTGCTACCGAGATGTTTGTGTAGAAATCGGACATGTTACCCCGTAATCAATTGCTTTGGAGGGACTACAATTCCTGCTCCGAAGATCTGATTATATCCGTTTCTCACCTCAGTGGCAACCTCTGCGATAACAAGAATATGATTCTTCTTGATTGTAAATGGAGGATTGCTTGCTTGCATCCATGGCATGAAACCAAGAACTGGCGTGCCATCTTTACCACGTTGAAGAACGCAAGCAACAGGATTTGTGAATGTAATTTGATCTTCACTATCCTCTTCGATTTCTACAATTAATTCCTCGCCATTTACGAGTTTGAGTGCTTTGATGTTTGACATTATCTGTTACCTTTTTATATGAATCAAATAGGGTTTTATCTTTTAGACTTTGCGGAAGATTATTTCTATAGTAGACGCCATCATGCATAGTCCAAAGATCTTTGCCGACTTTCAATTGCCAACCATCAAAACTTTTAATTTGTATTTGATTGTTGACAAAAAAGTCTTTGAGTTCAGAGAGACTATTCATCGTTAGAAGTTTCAACTGCGTTGCGCTTCAACTTAAATCCAACGTGATTTGCATGAGCAGTGATGAAACTCTTTTTGAGTCTGCCTCGCTCATGTTCATCTTTCACCCATCCATATGTTTCTGCCATTGCAAGCATTCGCTTGAAGTGGCGTGGAAGTTTAGCATTAAAAAAATCACTACGATTTGCCATGTTATTACCTCGAACTTTCTAATCGTTTAATTTCATCACTCAGATCAACTGTTAGTTGATCATAAAATCTTTTTGCTGCCAAAATAGTTTCTAATGTAGCAACACTGTGGTGTATTCCGCGCTCCATACTCAAATCTGTTTTTGTTAATCTATTTTTGATTTGTGTTTTACGTTTTACAAATGAGTCTGTGAACGGAGATAAATTTAAATGGCAGACTGCCAAATCCTCTGTATGTAAACTCATATCCCAGAAATGTCTTCCAACTTTATATACAGAAGTTGAAAGATAGTCGACAGGATAGTTATGAATACTTCTCATCCATCTTGTATTCAACACAACCCCTTCTGGTTTTGTTTTATTGTGTAATTCAATACTTGTTCCATGATGCGGATGTGGAAAATCATTTCTATAATGAACACCATGATGGCGTTGATCAAACAAAGGGATATTTGGGTCAGGTTCTACGTTTTCATTTTCAATTGCATCATTCATCAGATGACAGGGAATTAATACCTGTCGCGGTTCATCAAATGAATCTAAACACGACAAATTACCGATTAAAAATTCAGTTGGATTTAAAGATGTAATCCAACTTCCTGGGAATTCATTAAGAAGATCCTTTTCAATTTTAGAAAGAACAACATCCCACAAAAAAGTTCCAATTTCTTCTTGTGTTACTTTGTAGTATCTCCAATGAGGGGCATACTTTTTATACAAATCATAAGTGTTGTCTTCTTCGTTTCCAAGTCCAAAATCAACTACAACACCAAAATCAAATTTTTTGGCACTATGAGGCAACCACCATTGTAGTAAATATTGCTCTGTGTCAGTGCTTAATACTACGATCTTCATACATACCTCGTATTAAAACTTCTTCGCATTTATTCCAAAAACGTTCTTCTTGTCCTGGCATTCGAATTTGAAAATTATGCCAGAACAAATCTCCGTTTTCATCGCCGTATGTTGTACCCATTCCATACTTCGGCATTCCGTCGGCAAGATCCCAGTATGGAGGCTGATTCCTTTCCCAATCATATCGTTGTGGGGGAGCATCATACCTCAATGGCAAAACCTTAAACACATCCACACCATTTGCCTCTGCAGCCCAAGTATATTCTTCCAATACATCAGAACGTTCTGTTTCAAGTGCTGACGGTGCACCAATTTTAACATATGTTTCTTTGCTGATTGCAGAAGCAGAAGGAGCAGCAAATACATGTTGATTATTTTGAAGATGATTTGTACGTTGGGCATTTCCAATAAGTTTACCTTGTAATGCAATTTTCGCATAGTATTCTAGCGCACGTTCACTCAAAGGAATACAGTCAGTATCAAGAACAATAACCACATCATGATCTAATTGTTTTGGGATATTTTTATCCTTTAAGACACCTGCTTTAATTCCATTTAAACCCCAGAAATAATCTAGGAAAACACCATGCTTGACATCCATGCCAACGAAGAATTGATAGTGTGGATAATTATTTGGATTAAACTTCTGCACAACCTCGCGTTGCAATTCAACTGTTTTACGATTGATGTTTGGCATTGACACCGAAACAACGCATGCATTTATTTTTTCCATGGGAGTTTTCCTTTGTAAGATTCTGCCATTATCTTGTTGCCCTCAAGAAAAAATTCTTTCTTGACAGAAATGCCAGTACTACCAACTCTGTATCTTACAGTATAATCATTGTTGGTGTCAAACTTTAGATTGTTTTTATCGTGCATTAGAACTGCTGTCAGTGCACGATCGACTTCCATCACTCCTGGTTCTCTTGCTTTACGATTCCAGATTGGTGAAACAGAGACTGCAATATCTTTTCTAAGAAAGAAACAATTCACATCAACGAAATGATCATTGAGCACTGACTTCCATTTACCAAGACTCTCACAATCATCATTACAGATGACATTATCATTATCATCGACAATCTTTCTAAGAGAGTACGCCCAATCTAATTTGTTCTCAGTCACAAGATTTACAAGACTCTCAACATGATTCGGTTCAATTGAATTGTCATCATCAAGCCAGAAAACAAAATCGCCATTTGCAAGATATGTGAATGCTCCATAGATTCGATGCCCATTGAATCTATCTTTACCTGTTGAGTATGGGAGAACAATCAAATTTTCTTGAGGATTATTTGCTGGGAATTCAACTGCAGTTAAGATTTCATCTGCATTGTTCCAATGTTCTTTCCCATCAATAACAACGATGTGCTCTATGTTTTTGTATGTCTGATTGCGAACAGATTCTATACAATTGGCGAGTTGTGGTTTGCCAATTGTTGCAGTGATAATTGAGACTTTCATTGACTTCTCTTTTTACAAAATTCAATCACAGATGGGTCGTTCTTTTGATCTTTATATGGAGCATACAATGCGCGCTTTCTAGATTCAGCCTTGCTGTTTACATAACTCAAATAATATGTCGCAAGACTCTTTCTAGCAATATGTTCTGGACAGGTCAGTTCCTCTGGCAATCCGTGCCATGAATTTTGTGTTGTATCAAACAAGACTGCTCGATTAAATTTATTCTCAATTTTTGTTACACATTCTTTTGGCTGCTGCGTTTCTTCGTCATGACTCCAAAGTTCTAGACCACCACCCCACGAAGAGTCCCAATCAGGTGTCATGTAAATGATAAGATTGTAATTTCTCATCAGAGGAAGTTTAGGATGTAAAGAATAATCTTTGTGAACGTTTAGTTTGCCGCCACGATTGTGAGAATGCATCCCACCACCATGTAATCCATAATCTGGAATGACAATTGAAGAAAGAGTAATTTGACTCAGAGTGCTTGCAAACTCTTGACTGCACAAATAGAAAAGTGTTGAATAGATTGGTGCTGGAAATTTATCCCAATGCGAACAGGCTTTTTTCTTTTCTACAGGATTGTCATATGACACAGTCCATACAGAATCATCATGCGCTGGAAAACTGCTGGCAATTGCATCAGCAGTTTCCTCAGTGAAGAAATCATCAATCACTACGTGACTGAATGGTTCTGCGTTTCTAAATTTGTTCCGCAGAGAAACATAGTCTAGGGTTCTTATCATTATTAGTCCCAAAGATTTTCATAGTATTTCCCAAACAAACGAAAGGCATTCTTCTTTCGAGCATGATATGCTTTCATCTTTTCCATATCATAAACTGGTTCAACAAGAGTCACTCTTTCACTCCAGTCTTCACCCTCTTTCTGTACCCACTTGTACTTGCCCTTCTTGATACAAAAAGTGGGGTCGCGATCTCGAGCAAGTTCACCAAACGCCCAGATCATTTCTTTCATGATCCAATCCCAACGCTTGAAGTGAAACTCGTCTGTATCCCATTCATTCTTCTTTGGCTTGGCATTGATGGAACGAAGATGCTCAGGAACATCGTCATCGTCAGTACATGGTGCACCATGATTGGTCTTGAGCAACTGCTTGAGCATCGGATGAACGATGAGTGCAAGTGTACGATCCATAGACCAAGTGTCCCATGGATCAATCTTAATTGATATTTTTTGCTCGCCCTTTTTAGGGTACTTACCAATCGAGACTTTCATTTTGTTTTCTCATGAAGCCATGCAAATGCTTCACAGAGGAACTTCACCAGAAATATAATTCCGATGAACAATCCACCTGCGAGCAACAAACCAAGAGCCAAATCAATCATTTGGTTCTCTTTCGACGAGCCTTGCGTTTCTTAGATCCTAACTTTGCGCGACCCTTTCCAAATCCTTTAGTTCCAGTTTTGGCTGGCATAAACCACCTTACATATCGTCTTCAGAAGTACCATTAAGTCCAAGTTCAAAATCATCAAAAAGATCTTTTTGCGCTTGTACAAATTTTTGATTTTTTACTGTGTCAAGCAATGAATATCGCTCGCGATTAAATTGCTCAAAGATTCGAAACAGTTTCTCGAACCTGATATTATATAGTTGCTCTAGACCAATGAGCACATTACCAATCTGGTCTTTTGAGAGATTACCTTCAAGGATTTCTTCGCTCAAGTCTTTTAGATCACTGGTAATATTCCAGCAAGACATAATCTGCTGTTCATAATCAAATTGATCGTAACTCATATTAACCTCTGCGCATTCTAGAAATATCTTTCATCTGCTCTTCGTCGATCACAGGCACTGCGTTGCTCTTATGCATCGTCGCAATACCTTTGACAAGAGTCCCTGTATACTTCAGACTCTCGCGTTTTTCGGTATACGCAAGATTGGTGTCAAGCGACTTCAACGAACGAGCAACATCAGCGCCAACGCGAGGACTATACTGTAATCTCGGCAATTCCTCAATTCCGAGAATTGCAGTGCTTCGGTTATACTTCTTTGCAACTACACCCTTTGCTTTACGCTTCTTCTTTGGCTTGAATCGAGCAGCGCAATAGATCATCATACAGTTGTGGGGTACTTTTCAGAGTGGTATTGATAAAAGCGAGCAATCTCGCCAATCTTTTGGCGCACAGCATATGGCATGCTGTCAACATATGCGCTATCAAGCACAATTAATTCTCTAGAAAGGCGACGCATTTCACGAACTTCTTCCATCGTGCCAATCGGCATCACTTCAAAATCACCATCAGACATTGCTCTTCTCCGTCGAACGTTTCCATCGTAAGTAATCAACAAGGTGCCATGAAACATAATACAAAAGTGCAGTGTTGAATGTAATCATTGCAAGCAATAAGTATAACATTAGACTTTCTCCACAAGTTTAGACAAAGTGTGATCAGCAATTTTGGCTCGAATCATCGAGGGAATATCGCTGTATGGATCCTCAAGAAAATAAGAACAACCATCTCTCCAACTATCATACTTCACAAACCTAGCAAAATCAAGCATGTGTTTCGGATTGCTAGGATCAAACGAGACTCTTGCTCTTGGAGCAAGCACAGAACGTCGATATTCATTCGTCATTTTTAGGTTCCTCTGCAAGATCATCGATGACTTCGAATCCCAATTCGATCAGACGATCCTCAACATATTTTGGTCGCACACCACGCAACTCTTCTTCCGTAAAGATTACGACAGCGCAACCCATTGCCTCAAGTTCGCGACCCAACTCAACAATTCTTGCCATGTCAGTCATTAGTAATGCTCCGCATTGTAGTCAGCATCGTTCGGTTCAAACGTCAGATCATCATATGACACCATGTCAGTATCTGACTCATCATAATCAAGATCACCACGCTCATATGCTGCAAGAACATCATGAACTTGCGTCAGCGGAAGACCAAGAGACTTTGCAATCTCAACCTCTTTCATACCATCACTGTGGTACATATCAATGATGTCAATCTCTAAATCTTTGAAGTATCCCATTAGAACGGCACTCCTTCAGGCAGTGGAATTTTATTCAACTCAGTTTGATACTTGCGGTCGCCAACAACCAAAAGAAGATTGCGAGCACGCTCAAGTTTTTCAGCAAGATCATAACAATCCTTCGCGCTCAGTTCATGCTGCGTCATCGTGTTTGCAAGAACATGATCAGCAGCATCCACTAGATCAATTGCTTCACTCAACAATGTTTCAGTTTGCTTTTTCATTAGGCAACCACCTGCACGCGAGGGAACATCATGTCATCCATGAAGTGATGACCAGGGAGCGGAGCGACAAAAGTGTCAGATTTGAATCTTTTATCAACCTGACCAAGCCACACACGCTTAATAGTTTTGGCACGGAAAGTGCCGTCAGAAAGCACGGCAGTCACAAGACCAACCATGTAGCAATCATCATGACCAACGAAGTCAAGAGACTTGACCACGTCACCAATTTTCACAGTGTTTTCACATTTCATAAGACTATTATAGCACAGGGAGATGAAATTGACAACAGAAAAAACTCTTGTAAAATCAATAACTTACGAGCACCTCTTGGAACACACGTTTTGCCTGTTCGAAAGTGGTGTCTTGGAGCACGATTTTGTTACCAGTACTGCGGCATTCAATCTCATACATGTAATTTCCCACATGCCAGAGTGTGTGGCGAGCACCAAATTTGTCGTTTTCAGACATGATATAGTGATACTGTTTCATACAACAATTCTCGCATAAAACACAGGAAATGACAACAGAAAAATCTCTTGTAAAATCAACAACTTACGAGATCCCGTATAACGAACGGAGAAGGTGCGAGAGCGGAGTTAAAATGGGGGTTCGGATAGGTCTGGGGGCAGGTCGAAATAGCGTATTCGGACTCCTGCTTCACGGAGCATCTGTTCGGCGTGATCGATCGAATAGTGCTTCCCAGCACCAACGCCAGTCCATGGTCGGTTTGGTCCGATGACTTCCTTGATGCCTGCTTGAATCAATGCGCGTGTGCAATCAGCGCATGGCTTTGGTTCCCAATTTAGATATGCGCGTGAGTTGTTGAGCGAAACTCCAACGCGAGCAGCATTGAAGATTGCGTTGCGTTCAGCATGCTCAACCCAGTGATACTTTTCTGGACGCTTCCAACGATCTTTCCAATCTTCTTCAATGCCGCGAGGGAATCCATTGAATCCAGTCGACAAGATGACGTTATCATCATTGACGATTACACACCCCACCTTTGTCGACGGATCCTTGCTCTTCTGAGCGATCAGAGCAGCCTGTAAGATAAACAATTCATCCCACGAGAGTTCATCACGAATCATAATATAGTTCTCAATGTTTACTTAATGGAAATCTTACGAGGCTTCTGTTCTTCAGGGATAACATTCTCAAGATAAACTGAAAGAATGCCATCAGTGAGAGCAGCATCACGAACCACTACTGTGTCAGACAAAACAAATTGGCGAGCAAATTGGCGACCAGCAATTCCCTTTACAAGATAATTGCGTTCGTCAGTTTCTACCTTTTTGCCTTTGATCTTTAGAGAGTTTTTCTCAGCCGTGATTTCAATCTCATCTTGCTTGTAACCAGCAACTGCTACTTCCACAATAAAATTGTATTCGTCTGTTTTGACGACGTTCACAGGTGGAAACGCTGTTTGCGATGCAGTTAGTAGATGAGCGGCATTATCAAGAGCAGCGAACGTATTTTCAAACCCAAGAGCAGTTGGAAGAAGACGATCGAGTGATGCAGCCGTGAGTGTGGTGATATTAGTCATATTGTTACTCCTTTAATAAGCAAGTATTGTTGTGGACCCCAAATGGGCATCCACCTTTATTTATACACCAGTTGAACCAAATCCTCCACCGCGCTCAGAATGCTTTTCTGGTTTTTTAGTGACAACAACAAAATGCGCAGGTTCATTACAAACAACTTCAGCCTGTGCAATTCTATCCCCTTTCTTGAGGACTTGACCCACACTAGAGATATTTGTCAATAGAACAAACACTTCTTCTTGGTAGTCAACATCAACAATGCCTTCTGAGTTTGCAAGAACGAGTCCTCGCTTGAGCGACAAACCAGATCTTGGGTGAAGACGAATGCTATAGTTTTGTAGTGGTGCGAATTCGCGAGAAACATCTGCGTATGTTTCAACAGTGATGTTTTGTTCAATCTTAAAAACTAATCCTGTCGGAATAAGTAAACGATCTCCAGGATAAACAGAAATCTCACCATGTAAGTTCACATATTGTGAAATAGGATTGTTGTGTTTATCGTAACCCTTTACACTCTCTTCAGATGGTTGAAAGGAAAGATCAAAACAATTTGCGAGTGATGTTCCATATGTCGGAAGGTCAAAGTCATCGCGAATCTTGTATAAATTCAATACGATCATAGGTCAACCGAGTAACGAAAGACTTGATCTTCGCTTCCGTATTTGACGACTCTTCCATCAATCAACTCAAAGGCAAAACATCCAGATCCCCATGGATCACCAAAATCGCCTGGTCCAAATACATCAGCAACCGCACGCTTCACTGGCTCATGCCAAGCATAATCATGCCCTGCAAGAACGCTATTTTTCTTCATCTTTGGAAGCCATGCAAGGATATCTTTTTTGCATCCCTCATAACTATGATCGCCGTCAATGAATACAAAGTCTACTGAGTTGTCTGCATAATCGTTAGCAGCAAGATAAGAGTCTTTTCGAATAGGATTAATAACATGACGAACAGGAGCAATGTTCTCAAGAAATTTATTCATGAGTTCTTGACCAAGAAGATCTTGCCCTTCTGACAGATAGGCTGTATCGCTCCAGATGTCAATACAATCGAATTTGATTTGTTTTTCAGAATTTATGATCTCAACTGCCATGAACGCAGCCGACATTCCTTTCCAACTTCCGATCTCAACGAAATGACTTCCATCGGAGAACCTTGAAACCATTTCTTTATATAATCTTGGATAAGTAAACCAATTCTCGCCCATATGGGGTTCATGCCAAAAATGATCCATAAATTATGCCTCTTTCTTTTTCTTTCCGATTGTATATTTGGAGACTAATTGCCACTGACTCTTATCCTTAAATGGAAGAATCTTAATCTGCGAAAGTGGCGCAACATTGTCTTTTGTTTTATCTGGACTTACAAGTTTCACAAGACCCCATTCTGCCATTAGATTCGCGATTGTATTTCTTCGCTGTAAATCGTTTTCAGAAATGTTGCTTGGCTTACCATCCAACTCAAAGAGTTCTTTGAAGTGGACGATGTAATACTTTCCCTGTTTATGGAGAATATGGCAAGATTGGTAAAGAATGTTATCGTTCTTTGCCGCGACTCCGATACGAGTTAGAGTTTCTCGCACCTTTAAGAAATCATCCTGTTTATCAAGTGTAACTTCAATCAATTTTTCAACGCTCATGTTATCATCCTTTGAATAATTTTTTTCTTAACATAGCGATTTGTTCATCATTAAGTATCTTTAAAGCCTCTGCAGCCTTTGAATCTGAATAGCCATAATACTCTTTGATTACGTCCAAATCATTGTTTTCTGCCTTTTTAAACCATTTTGAGTATGGTCTTTTTGAGGCTCGAACAATATTTAGGAGAAAGTCATACTTCATCTTATTATCAAGGCTGGAGAAACGATTCATCTCGTTGGCGAATAGAATCGTATCTCGATGATACGAGAGCGCACGATTCACCATGAATGCAGGGTAGGATCGTTCGTCTTGATCTGTGAGAAGAGCGTACTGCTTTGTTTGCAGAATAGACGGAATCAGTTCTTTAAATAGATCAGCCATTTGAGTGCTCTAATAGAAGATTATAATTCATACAGTATTCATTATGAAATTTTTGATCATCTGCAGCGATTGCATACTTCGTACCAGAAGTATTCTGGTGCCAGTATTCAAGTAAACGATCAATCGGAATTATCCAATAAATCAGTTCTTTTGAATTCAACTTGTCAATGTAAGATCGTTCTGTAACGACTGCACATACAATAAATTTAATGTTTTCTTTAAAGTAATAAAAGGCATCATTTTCGTACATGTCAAATATCCACGAATTTTTTTTAGTTTTTGCTTTATTACCTTTTTTATTCATACCATTTACGTTAAAACATGCACTTGTTTTAACTTGAACACATATTGTTTTATTCATCTTTGAATTGAAGATGGTAAAGTCATATGGAAGTTTATACTGCGTGACATCTGATATGATCAGTCCAGATCGTTCATATAAATCAAGTTGAATTGCTTTTATTGTGAGCGATTCACGCATTTCTCCAGCAAGATCACTTGTTGGTTTTTTCTCTTCTTTAAAATAATATTTTTGTCCAATTTGAATTGGTCCAAGTTCCTGTTCAATTGCAGTCATCATGTAAATTTACACTCTGCCATTAGTTCAGTGAGACATGCAGTTAGATTGAGTTCTTGATCTCCAACAAAGGCTGATTGATATTGATACCTTGCCAGAATTACAACAGCATTTGGAATTGTAGATTTATCCATCACATCATAGAGACTATCATAAACTCTACGATACATTCTTGATGGATCTTCAACGCCATTCTCTGCAACCCACTTTCGCATTGAGCCAAAGTTCTGATCCTTGAGTGCGGTTACAAGTTCAGTGATTGAAACATCAGTCAGACTTGTTAAGATACCAGCATCAATCTTACCACTGACAGAATATCGCTGAAGTTCATTTAGAACACGACGATAATCTGGAAAGTGTTTCTTGACAACTTCAGCAAGGACTGCTTTGTCATATGGGATCTTCTCAGCAGTGAGAATCTCCGCAGTGCGCTTCATAAATGCCATTGCCATTTTTGGCTTATCTTCTTTGCGCAGTTTGAATTCAATTACAGCGCATCGAGAATGCAACGGTTCAATGATGCGACTCTTATAATTGCAAGTCATGATGAACGTACAATTAAGAGCAAACTCCTCCATTGCAGCACGCATGGCTGGCTGAGTGGAGTTTGGATTTAGATAGTCTGCCTCATCAATGATGATAACCTTCTTTGTTCCTGTGAAGGACATTGAGGAGGCATAGTTTTTAATTTTGGTGCGGAATGTATCAATACCAGATTCATCTGATCCGTTTACGAACAAGTAATCGCAACCAACCTGCTCACAGAGTGCTTTTGCAATTGTTGTTTTACCAACACCTGCGCCACCACAAAGAAGCAAATGCGGAATCTCTTTTCGATCCACATAAGATTGGAAAGTAGATTTAAATTCGTCAGGGAGGATACAATCAGCAACAGTCCGTGGTCGATACTTTTCAACCCAGAGCAAATCATTCATAATAAAAATTCCTCACAATTATTCAGTTACTATCTTACGCCATTTCCCATTAATTTTCAAGTACATTTCACCGTCTGGTCCGACATTCATTCCAACATTAACATCCTTTCTTGTACCAGGAACATATCGTGGTTCACGTATGAACATATGATCTGGAAGTCTTTGACCATAAGTTTGCTGGAATTGTATATTGCTCATGGTTTTGTCAAGTTTCTTTACACACTCTGTTTTTTCAGGATCTGGTAAAACGGCTGCAGCGGCAACAATGCCACCACCAGCCACGCCACCAGCAAGACCAAGATACTTGAAGAAATTACGCCTTGTTGCCATCGTTTTTTCTCCTTTGCCACTGATCATACGCCACCTCAGCACCCATTGAAAGTAGAATACCATAGATTCCGTAACTGGAATCCCAACCAACAAAAGTGGAGGCAATTGTATAGACAGCAAATGCTATAATCAGCACTGCGAAAAAGATATCTTTCATAATAACCTCAAAGAGAAGATGGGGTGGGGAAGGTGAACTCCCACAGCGAGCAGTCTGGCGGATTGTGCCGTCAACAAAGAACGTTGCACCCCAACAGACTTATTTAGCCACCGTTTCGTAGATCTCCACGAAGTCGTTCTGGCTTGCAACTTCTTCTTCAAAGTTGCGCTTGTGATAAGTCTTCGCCAGTTTACGAGAGAGTTTCTTTGGAAGTTCGAACTCATCCTGCATTCTTTGCAGAATATCTTTGATGAGGTCTCGTTCTGCCTCAATACGAGTGAGAGAATTTGAAATTTCTTGGAGACATCCCAGAATCTTTACTTTGTCACCATCTTTAATAGTCATGATCACTCCTCAAAAGAAGAATCTGCAACATCAACAGCAATGAAGTATGACAGATTGATTGTCTTGTGTTTGAACTTGGAGATGCCTCGCTTTGATACAGAAACCTCATAATCGCCATCAAGCAACTTGAAGTGCTCTGCTTTCATCACAACGCGGAACTTCTTACCGTCGCCAGTTCCAATCTCAATCTTGGAATGATCTGCTGCATTGTTCTTGACATCTGTTGCAATAAAGTTTACAACAGCACCGTCGCTCTCAAACACAAAGTTTGGCAATCCAGAGATGCTGGCAGACTTACGCATCCAATCAAGATCAGCATGCGAAAGAACAAACGAGCAATCTGCTTCTGTGATAGAGATACTCTTTGCAGGTGGCTTGGTCAGCAATTCTGGCGCACAATAATGAATATAGTCTCGCTTGCGGTCAGCCTGAATGTTGATGCGATCTACATCGAAAGAAAGATCAGCATCCTTGTAAAGAGAGAGTTTTGCAAGGAGTTTTGTCAGATCATAAATGCAAAAATCCTTTTCGAATGTTTCATCAAGAACTGCTTCTGCGAAGATTGTCTTACCTGCAGAAATTGTACGGAGCGAATTACCCTGTTTGAATTCAATACTCTGGTTGATACCAGAGAAGTTTTTCAAGATGTTCAACGTATTATCAGAAAGTTTCATAATTAACGACCTCATTTGCCTCAACACGATTATTATAAATCGAATCAACTATATTGTCAACTCGAATTTTCAACTCATCCAATGTACAATTATTGTCCATTACAATATCATAGTTAGATCCAATCCAAGCCCATTCTGAATAATGAACTTCTGGATATGCGTTACGCATCACTTCTTGTTGAACACGTCCCAGATTGCAGTCTCGAGCAAGATCATACCACTCAGGATCAGGACCACGACGAACGCGAATAACACACCCACCAGAATCTCGAATAGCCTTGATCTCATTTGGGAATCTCACATCAGCAATAACATAATATTGACTAGGTTTGCATCGCCTTAACACAGTATGAACCCAGAGGTCAGGGTGAAATACATCACGACCTGCCTCTGTGCCCATTAGCTGGAGTGCTAATCTTGGTGAGAATTCGCGACCAAGTTTTTCTGACCACCACTCATCTTTTTGCTCGCGCCATGCTCGCGATTCTAAAGAGTCGCCTTCAAGCAAACCACGATTCCAACCAAAGATTGTAGCGCAGGCATCTTTGACGCTGTTAGCAAAACTTTCTTTAATGAAAGCATGCCGCTCAACCAAGAGATCTGCGACTGTACCTTTCCCTGCTCCAATGAAGCCTACTAGACCAATAATCATATGAAATTATAGAGATCCGACGAAATTTGCAACGGCTGGCATATCACCAGTAAAGGCATATGTTCCGATGTGGTGTGTGCGCATCCAAGGACACAACCAGATCTTACCACCAATATTTCTCCACCATTGGCAGAACATATAGTCTTCAGACAGATAACGATCTGATCCCTTGCCACCATTTGCTTTGCTGTCAATCACAGTATCGAAATAGGCATGAATGTAACGCGAGCCATCGAAGTTTGCTTGACCAACATGATCTGGCTTATAACGAAGTTTCGGATAGGCTTTTTCAAACTTCTCAAACACTTCACGCTTAATCAACATGAAGCCAGTGCCAATCTCAAGAACTTCAACTGGCTCTGCGACAGAGAACTTCTCGGTGCCAGGAACTGGATTGAAGACGAAATCACCAGCGAGTTTTTCTAATTCAGAAACAGGAATGTCTGGATTTTTGGCAATACCTTCTTTAATTGCGCTCCATTTAATTGATTTCTTTGGATATGGACCACCAATGATTTCCTTATCCAAAGCAAGAAGTGCAATCACATCGCGCGGATCGAAATGAATGTCAGCATCAAGAAACAACATGTGAGTAAAACCTTCTGCACGAAGGAACTCATCTGCCAGATAGTTTCGAGCGCGAGTAATTAATGATTCATTGAAGATAAAAGAATATCGAACTTCAATGCCATAATTTGAGCAGAGAGTCTGCAAGTCAAGACACGACTTCACAAACATACCATGCGCCATACCACCATACATTGGTGTTGCGACAAAAAGTTTCTTTTTGCGCAAATCTTCTACTTTAACTTCTAACTGCATAATTATTCACTCCAGATATAAAATTTTCTAATATTGTCAATGATCTTTGCCTGATCATCGAGGTTTTCGTTGACCATTGTTTCTATATAGTCCATGAGTGTCAACGACCCCATGATGTTTGAGATTTTCGTTGCTCGCGAATTCTTAAACTTATCATCTTGATCATCCTTACGATCCACATGACGTTGTTCTTTTGTATCATGCGATGCAGTCAGAACAAGAACCTTAAACGAATTCGGAAACCACTCTGACAGTTTGTCTAAAAGTTTACCATTGAACAAACGATCACCTTCGAAGATTACATTCACTGAATGATCATTTGCGTTTGATTCATATTCAAGAGCGCTGAAGAATTTTTCTGCATCAGGTTGCACTGCCATGCTCAAACGATCTGTTCCTTGAAACACATTTCCATCGTTCACATATTTGCCAAGAATATACAGATTGAGTTTCTTAGAGTACATTGCGTCCAACAGTTTCTCTGGCTTCACAATCTGCCAATCATCAGCCATTGAAATCAATTTAAACATCAACGTGGTCTTGCCAGTTGCTGGCTCGCCACCCATTGCAATCACCTTTACCATAATGCCTCCAATCCTTCTTTCACTGGTTCTTCATCTTGAAACATCCAGTCTAGTCTTTCTATTCTACCTGTTCTCAGATAAAAAGTAAACTTTTCCTTGTTAATTTTAGCATTGCGAATTGCAAGCCTTGGATCAAGTGTTTCATTTCTTGCTTGCCATAACACATTCCATTCAATGCCATTCCAGTCATCCTTTTCTGCTTGCTGAATTTCTTCAGACTGACGATCAAGATAGTAACCAAGATAACGCCCATGATGCTCACGAAAGATTTTCTTGAATGAACACAAACAAGTTTCCATCGTGAA